GTTCTAGCAATGCGACTCTGTTACGCGGGGGAAAACGCGATCGGGAACGACTCAAAGTATGGTATACATTATGAACAATCAGAGTTTTTACGTGTGTGGTACGGTGTGGATAAGAACTACGGGTATCCGAATCGTGCCATTCCTGGCCTCATGCAGCGTAAGCCGTGGGGCAGTGAACCTTGGGATCCGGAAGGTGTAATTCGTGCACAAATATCAACGATAGACACACTAGAACGGCGACTCGCCAGGACACTCGAACCCGTACGACGGGTGGTGTGTCAGGACTGGGCCCGTATTCGGAAACAATCAATCCGTTGGTTGCAGGCACCTACAAGCATTGGCGGGTTAGGAATACTTCACTTCGAAGGTTGGGTTCCGTCTCAACCTTGGCCACATGTGGAACATCCTTCGATTGTGTTCACCAACATACAACCTGAATCATACATGACATACCAGAAAAAGTTTCAACATTACACGTTGAATGAAACTGAACTTAAACAAGTACAACAACAATCATTGATCGAGAAAACAGCATCAGATGATATTCGAGGACTAGGAGTCATATTTCGTGACAAATACTCTCATGCCATTCAAAAACTACGTGAAACAACATGGCGGCGAGTGGAGATAGACAGATTCAAAGCGGAGCCACTTTTTGCTCCAGCATACTCGTTATCAAAGATACGCAACCACCAAGACTTGTCAGTAGCAATCAGGTCTGTAGGTGACGGATTCGGACGGTATATCGGGACACAACAATGGTGGACCGAAACACAGTCTTTATCGCGTGTGCGTGATGTTCGGCCGATGGAACTACTCCGAGAATACAATTTGGAGATGTTTTGCGCCATACGGTCACTGGAAAGAAAAGGTCTACATCGTGGTAGTGCCATGGACTACGTCTTTGGTAATATCGCTGGCCTTGTAGTTTCACCTCTCTCTCCATTGTTGGCAAGTGTAGTGCAAAGTGCACTTTCACTTGCAGTTATACCTTGGGTTCAGTCGCATTCAAAATGGAATCGCGAGACGTGGGGTTGGTTCACATCCACTGTAGCACACTGGTACGCAGAACAACTGAACAACAGTCCTTTATCGTTGACACTTTTCCAGTGGTGACCGACCACTGACCACAGTACACAGGCGTGAGTAGCGGCGTGAGCGCACGAGAACCTTGTTGCCTTTCGACAAGTAAAAGTTCCGAGGGGGGCTATGTTACCCAGGTGGGGAATTAGGGAGAG